GCTACATCTGAAGTAAACTTTATCCCAGAGGTGTTTTCCAAGCTCCTTCAGGCTAAGTTCTACAGCAAATCAATTTTACCCGAAATTTCAAACACCGACTATGAAGGTGAGATCTCTGGTCAAGGCGACAAAGTTGTTATCCGTACAGTTCCGGCTGTAACTATTAATGACTACGCTGGCACTATCACAACTCAAGAGCTGACTACTGCTAAAGTAGAAATGCTTGTTGATAAGGCTAAGTACTACAGCTTTAAAGTTGATGATGTGTTGGCTGCTCAAGCTGACATTAACATGCTAGAAGCTGCATCTACTGATGCTTCTGAAGGTATGCGTATTGCAGTTGAGACTGACGTATTGTCTAGCGCTGTCACTGGTGCCACTACTATCGGTGCACAGACGACTATCACGTCTTCCAACATTTTGGAAAACATCTTGGTTCTTTCTAAGACTCTTGATGAGTTGAACATTCCAGAAGAAGGTCGATTCATCGTTCTTTCTCCTGAGTTCATCTCTATGCTCAAGCAGTCTGAGTTGCGTCAAGCGTACTTGACTGGCGATGCTACTTCTCCTCTCCGTAACGGATTGGTTGGAATGGTTGACCGTTTCAAGGTATTCCAAAGCAACATGGTTTACACCGCAGCATCTGGTGCTGACTCAGGCTACACTCACGTTTTAGCTGGTCACCCTAAAGCTCTTTCTTTCGCTTCACAGTTCACTAACACTGAAACTGTTCGCATGGAAAGCACTTTTGGCGATCAGGTACGTGGTTTGAAGGTGTACGGTTCTAAGGTTGTTACTCCTGACGCACTTTGCGTTGGTAAGTGGACCTAAGATCGACTAATGATCGGGGGAGGTTTTCCTCCCCCTTTTTAGCGAGACACTTATGACCAAGAAAGCAAAAACAAAAAAAGACGAGATATTCATTCAGGCGAAGGAAGACTTCAACGTCAATTTAGACAGAAGGCTAACCCTTGATCAGCTAGAAGATCAGGTGCAGAGATTAGCTAAAGATAAAGCTAACCCTCCAAAAAAGACTGAAGAGCTTATCCCGAAGCGGGTCAAAAATGTTATCACTGGTAACGAGTTTGACTACAACCCGATTTTTAAAAACAACCCCGATTTACAAGTAATCGAATGGGAGACCGATAATGGCGACAACTAAGGTAATAGACATTTTAGATCGGGCTGCAATTATTCTTCAGGATAATACGAATGTCCGGTTTCCAAACTCAGAGCTTTTAAAGTTCTTTAACGATGCACAGAAAGAAGTTGTATTGCATCGTCCAGACGCAACAATGGTTAACACTACGTTTGCGTGTGCAACAGGCAGTAAACAAACACTTCCGACGCAAGCTTTGCGTTTGATTGAGGTGGTTAGGAATGTTGGCGGTAGAGCAGTGACTCAAGTAGAGAGAAGAATCCTTGATGAGACTTTACCTAACTGGCATGAAACAGCTGCGGGAACAAATAAGATTGAGCACTATGTGTACGATCCCGCCGACCCAAAGAATTTTTACGTTTACCCTAAGGGTGCTAGTGGAACTCACAGCTTAGAAGTTGTGTATAGTTCTGCACCGGCAGAAATTTCTATATCGAACTTCGATACAGACACGACCGTAATCAGTTTGGATGACGTTTATTCAAATTGTATATTAGATTATGTATTGTATCGCTCATATCAGAAAGACTCAGAGTTTGCCGGTAACGCTCAAAGGGCAATGATGCACTATCAAAGCTTTGCTAATGCCTTAGGCGTTAAGACTCAAGCGGATAGCGCAACCACGCCAGTACCTGCAATGATGGGTAATGGCTAATGAAGTATTCTGATTTTTCTCTGTACGTTCGACCCGAGGCGCAGGGCGCTCCTGACTTTCTTATTGAGAGATCGGTAAGAGATTCGGCAATAGACTTTTGTGCTAGAACTGACATCTACATACCGGAGCCCGAGTTCATTACGGTAATTGCTGGACTGAACGAATATGCTGTATCTCTACCTACAGGCACAGAGTTAAATCACATTCTTGACGTTTTTAATGACAAGGCTGCTTTGAATCCTATTAGCTACAGCCAATTACTGCTTCGTTTAGGCGATGAAAACACAACAGGAACGCCTGCTTATTATGCACAGCGTGACAACTCTGACTTCTATTTAGCGCCAATACCTGCTGAGTCTGATTCATTCAGAGTTTTGTATTCAGTTAAACCGACATCAACAAGTACAAGTATTCCTGACAGTGTAGGTAAGGAGCATAGAGAAGCTATTGCTCACGGTGCATTGTACCGGCTACAAATGATGTCAGGTCAGCCTTGGTCCAACCCTAATGCTGCTGGTAATAATAAGCAGCTGTTTGAAAGAAGTGTTGGTCGAGTAATACGTCAGGTGAAGTATGGATTTAGTGGTGGTTCTTTAACCTGTAAACCGAGGGCATTTATCTGATGGCATATTTAACTACTATCAATCTAGTTCAGGGAGACCAGCTACCGGAGATTGAGATCACTTTAAAAGATAGCAATACTGCTGCTGACGGAGCTGTACTTGATGTTGATGATCCCACTACGTTTGCAGCTCTTGATTTGACTGGTGGATCTGTTCGAATGAGAGTCCGAGTTGTTGGTCAGACTGCTTTAGTGGACACCTTGCTTGGCACTATTACCAACCCTCAAGCAGGAAAGGTAACGTTCCTTTTTGACTCAGACACTTTAGATAGTAGTGGTGTTTTAGAGGGTGAGATTGAATTTACAGACTCGGCTTCTAGAACTCAGACTGTTTTGGATTTGATTAAGTTTAAAGTTCGATCACAGTTCGGTTAATAGCTTATGGCTATTAAGGCTACAGTATCCTTTAAAACCATCCAAGCTACAGTTTCTCACAGGAAGCTGAGCTTAGATGCGTCGTTAGTTCCTGAGTTAGGTAATCAGATATCTTTTTCTAAGTTAACTGCTGTTGCAAACTGGAAAAACCTGTATCTCCACGACGTACATGTCAATGCTGAAAGAACAATTTACATATTTAATGATCAGTACTCATTAGCTGATTCTGCTGTATTTGCCGTAGATAAGGGTATAAACGACACGCTTGGATTCTTATCACCTGACCCTGTGTTTACGGTCGGAAAGGTTTTATCTGATAATATTAACTTTGCTGACTTTGCACGAACACAAGCGGGAAAGAACGTATCAGACCCCTACTCCTTAACTGAGTCTCATGCAGTTACTGTAGGCAAGGCTTCTGTTGACTCTTTTGCTTTCAGTGAAAATGTCCACACGCTTTTAACCTTCATACGATCCTTCAATAACCCAGTAGTCATGGCTGAGAGCATTTCATCTCATGCCGGAAAGGCTCTATCTGATAATTATAATTTTGCGGATCAAATATCTACCCACCCCAACAAAGGTGCTTTTGACGCTCAATCATTTACAGAGTCACAAACATTTGTAGTGGGTAAAGGTATATCAGAGCCAGCCATCTTACTGGACCAGTTAACCATAACAAGACAACCAAACAACTTTGTATTTAATCAGGTCGGTAGCGCAGTAACGGTAACGGGTGAGCTTAATGACACCGTAACATTCTCAGACGCAACGCCTACCTTTGTTATAAATACCACCCTTCAGGATTACTACACGTTAGATGATTTTGCTCAGATTGATAAAGATGTTGAGGGTGTTAAAACTAACGTGGTTGGTATGTCTGATAGCTTGGCGTTTGACCATATTGTAACGCACGCTTTATTAAACAGAACGTTAGTCGGCAACATGGTTCTTAACGCAGGCTAGCTTCTAGGTGTAGACAGGATTTATTTGCTTTGTCAAATACTGTTTCAACCACTATAATGTATTGTGAAACCACTGACTTTTTCCTGCGTCGGAGTCTGTCATATCAGTACCTTAGCTACATGACGCAGTTACGCTGTCTTCATGGATAGGAAAGTTCGACAGTTCAGTATTGCCGTTATTTAAAAATATACGGCAGTAAGATATTGAATGCTGATTAATTCGGAGACCTACCATGATCGTTGATGATCTAAATTTAAAAGGGCGCTTGACTGTTAACTTAATAGCAGCAGACGGCACCACAAAAGAAACTCAAGAAATTCCCAACTTGGTTGTTACTACAGGTAAGACCTTTGTTGCATCTCGTATGGCTGGAACGTCAGCTACCGTTATGTCGCACATGGCTATCGGTACATCCAGTACGGCAGCAGCTGTAGGTAATACTACACTGGGCTCAGAAGTTGCGCGAGTCGCGCTTGCTAGCACTACAGCTACAAACAATGACATTGTTTATGTCGCCACGTTCCCCGCAGGAACTCCTTCCTCTTCGGCTGGTGTTGTTGAGGCTGCAATCTTTAATGCATCTTCAAGCGGTACGATGCTTTGCAGAACTGTCTTTTCGATTATTAACAAGGCAAGTACAGACAGTTTAAGTATTACGTGGACAATTACAGCTAGCTAGGAGCCATAAATGGCGATTAAGTTCTCGAACCTAGCTAGCACTACGCTGGCTAGTGGCGTTTCTGATACAGCAACGTCTCTCAGTGTTACCAGCGCTTCACTCTTTCCTACGTTGGGAGGCAGTGATTATTTCTATGCAACAATCGGAACGGGCACGGGCTCGGAGATTGTCAAGGTAACAGCCATCTCGGGAACGACCTTTACAGCTGTAAGGGGGCAGGACGGCACGACTGCAATAAGCCATTCCTCTGGCGCGGAGTTTTCACTCCGTGTAACTGCTGCTGCACTAAATGATTTAAGCACCCAAGCCGACACAGAATCTGTCTCCATTGCTGGAGATACGATGACAGGCAACCTAAATCTTGGCGATGGGGTTTCTGCAAACTTTGGTGCGTCTAATGATTTAACTATTACGCATACAGGTTCTTCTAGCATTTTAAAAGAAAATGGCACAGGTACTTTTTATATTCAAGGTACTGATATCGTTTTTACAAACTCAGCAGGTAGCGAAAGATACGCAGATTTTACTGATAATGGCGCGGTTAGGTTGTATCAC